GTGGCAGAGCACAGCTTCGGTACCTCCACCACATCCCCGCCACGCTTCAACCTGCTACGTATTGAAGAAGAACTGTCAGCGGCACACCTGCGGCTTTCCAGAACAGTCATAGAACACATGGACTGGCAACAGTGCATTGAGCGTTATGATCGTCCGCACACGCTGTTCTACTGCGACCCACCGTACCTGGGTACGGAAGGCTATGGTGTGGATTTTCCTGAAGGGAACTACTCGCGGCTGGCAGAGCTGGCCCGGTGCATCAGAGGAAAAATGATAATTTCGGTGAACGACATCCCGCAGATGCGCGAGGTGTTCACTGGACTGAACATACAGACAGTGAATATCAACTACAGTCTGGCGGGTAAACCCACGCCGCGCCGTGAACTGCTAATCTGCAACTTCTGAAACAAAACCGGAAAGCACAATGCTTTCCGGTAAACCAAACAACTTCCACTATGTCACTGGCGATGTTTTCTGAAAGCATCCAGATCAACCACCTGTCCTTTGTGTCCGGGTCAGTATCAGCCTGCGATTTTTCCTGGTTTTGGCTGAGTATAGAATCGCCCAATCTCAAGAAATGAGCGTTGTTGGTCTGGTGTCATGTCGTCAAAAGTATCTATTAGTTTTTGTTTTTCTGGGGAAATTTGATTCTGGTTTCTAGTCATACCATCTGTGCTCATTCCAGTGAGCAACCAATTTACATCAACATTAAACTCTTGATGCATCTTTAACAGAAACTCCCCTCCAGGCATCGCCTTTCCATTTTCAATCTGACTGATACCACCATTAGAAATACCTAAACGAGCTGCAAATTCTCTCTGGTTCAACCCTGCTTTCTTCCTCACAGAAATAACGCGCTCTCCTATATCTTTGCTCATAAAAGTGAATCTCTATCTTGATATGCTCATAATTATGAGCAATAATCTAACACATATAAGGCAAACATCATTGCATCAACAAAGGAGACAACGATGACTGCAGAACAAGTCAAAGCTCTCTTCCGCCAGCGCGGGATCACTTTCACCCGCTGGGCAGAAGAAAACGGCTACAACCGCAATGAGGTATACCGCGTTCTCAACGGGCAGACCAAAGCCCGTTACGGTAAATCCCATGAAATCGCCGTGAAGTTGGGACTGAAATCAACAGCTCAGGCGGCCTAAATATTTTGAGTCTTTGTAAAAGGTTATCACATATCGCAAAAGAGGTATGCAGATGAGTAAGACGAATGTTTCAAGCTCCGGCAGTCGCATCCTCCGGGTACTCAAAGCGCTGCGCGGTCATGCCCTGAACGGTATTTCTAACGGTGAACTGGCGACAGCACTGCACGAGTCACCGGCAAACATCAACCGGGCACTCAACACCCTCATTGAAGAAGGGCTGGCTCTGAAACTGGAGAACGGACGTTTTGCACCGGGCATCCAGTTACTGCAGATCGCCATGGCCCACAGTAACGAGATGGCACGTGCACAGGATCGTATTAACGAAATTAACCAACGTGTCATTTCAGGTAGTCGTTTGTAAGGAGTAATCAATGGGACGTACCAAATCACCGATTAACACTGAACTGAACGCCGATGTACCGCTGTCGGATGATCTCAACGTCAGCCTGAATGCCATGACACAGCATCGCATGGAGATCATGCAGCAGTTTGGTGATGGACTGCCTTATGAACGTGAACGCATCGTTCACGAAGCACGTTTTTATATGGCGCAGAGTGCTGAATCTATGTTGGAAGCGGGTAAGCGGCTGATCATCTTAAAAGAAAATGAACCGCATGGTGATTTCACAAATATTCTGGAAAACGACCTCGGATTAGCACCACAGGTAGCTCGTCGCATGATGCAGGCCAGCGTGAAATTTCTCGGCAATGGAGATGAACAGCCAAAACGCTCAGCGCTGAGCGTTTTGGGAAAAACCAAGTTATATGAACTGATGGTTCTGGATGACGAAGAACTCGACGCATTAGCTGATGGTGGAACCGTCGCCGGTGCAACGCTTGATGATATTGATCGCATGACCAGCCGCGAACTGAAGGCCGCCCTGCGTGAAGCGCGCGAAACCAACGCAGCTCAGCAACAGGTGCTTGCCGGAAAGGACGAAAAAATCAACGAACTGGCCACAAAACTGGAGAAGAAATCGCGCCTGCAACCTCCGCCGCCAGACGAAGAACTGAAAAAATTGCGGGCGGAAGTGACGGCATTAGCGGTTGAGGCCGAATCGGCTATCGCCGTCCGGCTGTCCAGTGTTTTTGAGACCCTGTGTGAATACTGCACCAAAAACATGATCGATACCCCCAGAGATTTCATGGCCGGTCTGGTCTGCCAGATTGAACGCAGTGTTCATGCATTACGTGAGACGTTTGACCTTGAGGCCGCTCCATCGGGTAACGATGCCCCCGCCTGGCTGACCGAACCGGAACCTGAAATCAACCGACCGGAGGATATGCAGTAATGAATACGAATAACACACAAAATACCCTGATGGACAGCCCGGAGGCACTGGGGCACGCACTGTGTAATCTGCTGCCGGAGATGGTGCAGGGTTTCCGCGTGGTGACCCCTTCCGGTGAAATCTGCGTACCCGCACAGGAGACGCACCCGTTTGTACTGACGATGGAGGTGATGCTGATGCAGCAGATAAGACGTCTGCAGAATCAGTCAGCATTACGCCCGGTAGTTGCACCGCAACCGGTAAATACCGTGGTGAAAACCTGCGATGGCGAAACACTGTGCGACCTCGCCAGAAAAATTGCCGCCAGAATCGGATAACAGGGAAGACAAGCTATGACCCCGGCACTGACTGAAAAACTGGTTGAAACAGCCCGCGCGGCACGTGACGCGGGGCATGGTAAACGCGGTGCAATATACGACGCTGCCTGTGCTGAACTTGGCATGTCCCGCGCCACTCTGCTGCGCAGGCTGAAGGAGGTATCTGTGACTGATAAACGCAAAAAACGCGCCGATGCCGGGCGCAGCGCCCTGACCCGCGACGAAGCCGCGCTGATATCTGCCACACTGCGTGAGGCCACCCGCAAGAACGGTAAGCGTCTCTATTCCATCGCAGATGCAGTGGAAACCCTGCGGGCTAACGGCTTTATCACCGCAGGCAGAACAGATGAAACCACCAGTGAGTTTTTCCCGTTGTCTGAAGATGCCATCAGCCGTGCTCTGCGTAACTATGGCCTGCACCCGGAACAACTGGATGCCCCTGCACCACATACCGAAGTGGCCAGTCTGCATCCCAATCATGTCTGGCAGATTGACGCCTCACTCTGCACGCTTTACTACCTGAGCAATGGACATAAAGGGCTGCAGGTGATGGACAGCGCGAAGTTCTACAAGAACAAGCCCGCTAACCTTGCCCGTATCGCCAGTGACCGCGTGTGGAGTTACGAGATTACCGACCATGCCAGCGGCTGGATTTACGTTGAGTATGTGACGGGCGCGGAATCAGGTGAGAACCTGTGTTCTGTGCTTATCAACGCCATGCAGGAGCGTGGCGGCGCAGACGTGCTGCACGGCGTGCCGAAAATACTCTATCTCGACCCCGGCTCGGCAAACACCGCGGGTATGACGAAAAACATGTGCCGCTCACTGGGCATCGACCTGATAGCGCACAAGCCGCATAACGCCCGCGCCACCGGACAGGTGGAAAAGGCGCGTGACATTATCGAACGCAAGCTGGAGCCGGGTCTGAAGTTCCGGCCGGTTCACAGTCTGGAAGAACTCAACGCGCTGGCCGCGAAATGGCGCAGCCACTTTAACGCCACGGCTGTTCACAGCCGCCACGGTAAAACCCGCACGGATATCTGGCTGAAGATTACTGCTGAGCAGCTGAAAAAAGCGCCTTCCGTTGAGGTATGTCGTGAACTGGCTGTGGCGGCACCAGAACTCCGCAAAGTCACGCCAAAACTTCGTGTCTCGTTCCGGGGCACTGAATTTGACGTATCAACGGTACCGGGCGTACTGGTTGGTGAAAAACTGATGATTACCCGTAACCCATGGCGCAGCGATGTGGCACAGGTGGTTCTGACCGGTGAGGACGGCCACGAGACGTTCTTCCTGGTCGAAGAGGTCAGAAAGAACGAGTTTGGCTTTGCTGAAGGCGCGGCGGTATTTGGCGAAAGTTACAAAGCCCTGCCGGAAACCCCGGCACAGATGGCGGCAAAAGAAACCGAAGCGCTGGTTACCGGTACAGACAACGCCGCAGATGCAGCCGCCGCACGCAAGGCGAAGGCGCTGCCGTTCGGCGGGCGGCTTGACCCGTATAAACATATCGACGACACCACACTTCCGGCCTATATGCCGAAGCGTGGTCAGGCCTCTGACGTACGCGGGCCGCGCACTGAACAACGTCCCATGACTCATGTGGAGGCCGCGAAAGCCCTGCGCGATAAGTTCAGCGCCGACGGCCTTACCTGGACGCCGGAACATTACCGCCAGTTAACGGCACAGTACCCGGACGGCGTACCGGAAGCCGCACTGGATGAAGTCATGGCCACGCTGACCACACCGGCCCGCAGCAGTGTTATCAGCATTGTTAACGGCAACTGAGGAGGGAAACATGCTGGTACTGAAGCAGCAACTGAAAGAGGCCCGTATTCCACAGGCGGTGGTGGCGAGAGCTGTCGATGTTTCTGAGGCCACGCTGGCCCAGATTGTGAATCATAACGCGTGGCCCCGCACCAGCCCCGGAGAAGTGCGCCGGCGTCTTGCGTCCTGGCTGGAAAGTCAGGGGATTGATACAACGAAGAGTTTTGATGCTGTACAGGGCGCGGCCACGCCCCGTACAGCGGGTACCACAGATAAAACGAGCCTCAGTGAGGAAGAGAATATGTTACTCAAAAAACAGGTGTTATTTCCAGCAACCAAAAAAGCGTTTGGTCTTTTCCGTGACCCGTTCGCCGACGAAGCCATGCAGGGTTCTGATGATGTGTTCACCACCCCGGACATTCGCTACGTGCGTGAGGCGCTGTACCAGACAGCCCGTCATGGTGGGTTTATGGCCGTCATCGGTGAGTCCGGTGCGGGTAAATCCACGCTGCGCCGCGACCTGACTGAACGTATCAACCGCGAGAATGCGCCGGTAATTGTTATCGAGCCATACATCATCGCTATGGAAGACAACGATGTGAAAGGGAAAACCCTGAAGGCAGCAGCTATTGCCGAAGCCATTATCAGTACCATCGCACCACTGGAAAGCATCAGACGCAGTCAGGACGCCCGTTTTCGCCAGTTGCATCGCGTCCTGAAAGACAGCAGCCAGGCGGGGTTCAGCCACGTTCTGGTGATTGAGGAGGCCCACAGTCTGCCCATTCCGACACTGAAACACCTCAAACGCTTTTTTGAGCTGGAGTCCGGTTTCAAAAAACTGCTGTCCATCGTGCTGATTGGCCAGCCGGAACTGGCGACAAAACTGTCTGAACGCAATATGGAAGTCCGTGAAGTCGTTCAGCGCTGTGAGGTGGTCGAACTTCTGCCTCTGGACAATAACCTTGAAGAATTTCTGACGTTCAAACTGCAACGGGCCGGTAAACAGCTGACGGACATTATGGACGCCGGTGCAGTGGATGCCATACGTGCCCGCCTGAGCAATCCGGGAAGTCACCGTAAAAATATGGTCAGCCTGCTGTATCCGCTGGCCGTCAGTAACCTGGTAATAGCCGCCATGAATCTGGCCGCTGAAATCGGGGTTCCACAGGTCAACGCTGACGTTGTCAAAGGGGTTTAATAATGAAATCCACCACAGGTATCAACCAGCAAATCAGCAAAGTGCAGTCAGCCATTATGGCGCTTAAGGCGACGAACACGGATGTACAAAGCATCACCATCAGGGGTAACAAACCTGTCATCCGCGTTTCCCGGAGTGCGCATTGCATGCGCATGCTTGAGCAGGGAAAGGCCTGTTATCTGTATACCGGACATGACCACAGGGGATATTTCCGTCAGGGCGTTTTCGAACTGCACGGCTGTCGCGTCGTGTGGCCGGAATCTTTGTGGTAATCAGCACAACTGGAGAAATCATAAAAAATGGCAAAAAGTACAAAAGGTGCAAAACGTATCAAGGCCGCAGCAGCACTCTGGGTGCCGGGGACACGTGAAGAGGTCATTGAGGGAATCAGACTACTCGGTGACGCACAACGTGAACTGGTCAGGGCTGAAACAGAAATGAATGACGCCATTGGCGATATCACCGCACGTTATGCCCCGCTCACCGAGAGCCTGAAAAAACGCATGGCCGAACTGCAGTCCGGTATTCAGACATGGTGTGAGGCACACCGTGATGAACTGACCGGCAACGGGAAGGTGAAGTTCGCTAACCTCACCACCGGCGAGGTGCAGTGGCGAAACCGTCCGCCATCAGTCAGTATCCGTGGGGCGGATAATGTTATTGAATTACTGAGACGTCTGGGGCTTGAGCGCTTTATTCGTGTAAAAGAGGAAATAAATAAAGACGCTATCCTGAATGAAAAAGAGGCCGTGAAAAATATTCCCGGTATTTCCATTAAAAGCGACATTGAGGATTTTTCAATAATTCCTTTTGAGCAGGATGTGCAGTAAACACACCACGTTAATTATTTAATAAAAACATTTTCTTTTTTATTCCGACGTCAGCGCCGCGGGCTTCTGCACGCCGGAAACAGAGGAGAATTAAATCATGATATTTAAATGTATTCAGTGCGAGAGGGATATAACAGCCCTGCGTTTTCACAGCGCCATCGCCGTGATGTCCGGTAAATACCACATCCCTGCGGTACGCGTCACCCTGGTCTGCCCGTACTGCAGCCAGCATTTTTCGGCAGACGTGCCCGTCATGGAATTCTCCCGCCCTGACAGGGAGGACTCGCAATGATTACCCCACAGGAAGCACGACAGCGCACCCGAACCCTTGTTGAACACTATGTCAACGAGTGTGAATGCCGCGACCTCACCGATGTGAAGCACGTCCTGACGGCGCTAATCAGCATGGCCACACAGGCCATTGTGGCGACCAACGGAAAGGAGGCTGCCCTGCAGGTACTGATGAACACACTCACCCACACGGCAGAGCATGAGGTGCCGTACCGGATGGAAACCACTGCAGAAGGCGGCCTGCACATCACCGTCAGCCGGAAGCACTGAGGGCGCGGCATGACACGAAACACCGAACTCACCCGCACCGCCCTCTACCGTCTGGCCCTGCAGCGTTTCGGGCCGGACGCACAGGCCCTGAAACTGGCAGAAGAGGCCGCTGAACTGGCGGCCAGTGCCGCCCGCAACCTGAACGGACAGGGCAGCGAAAGTGACCTCGCGGCAGAGCTGGCAGACGTGGAAATCATGACAGAGCAACTGCGCCTTCAGGGGATGGACCGGCTGATTGACTTCCACAAACAGAAAAAACTGGAACGTCTGGCTGCACGACTGGGCGTGATTTACACGAACGAGTAACCGGGAGGCATTCAATGGCTGACATACTCAGGGAAATCACCGCATGGACACTGATTCTTACTGGCCTGGCGACATGCCTCAGTGCGGGGGCAGCCCTGGCTGCCCTGCTGATGCACATAACAACACAGTGGTTATGGGAAAAGCTTAAAGCAGCATACAGCCTGAAAGAGCTGTCCGACGCTGTCCGGGCATGGAAACGGCAGAAAAATACCGGAGATACAGAACAATGACAGACCAGAATAAACACATTGAGAAACTGAAAAAGTTGCTGGCGCTGGCCGCATCCGGCAACCCGCACGAGGCCGCTCTGGCACTGCGCCGAGCCCGTAAACTGATGGATGTTCACGGCATCACACATTCCGACATTGCTATGAGTGATATTGATGAAACCATCAGTCACTACTGGCCGACAGGCAGTCTCCGTCCACCGCGCTACATGCTGGGCCTGATGAACATCATCCGCGAGGTATTTGGTGTTAACTCCATCATTCACCCCGGCACGCATCCGTCTGTGGGGTTCTACGGCAACCGGGAACGTGCGGCACTGGCTGCATACACCTGGGAAGTGCTGGCCCGTCAGCTGAAAAAGGCGCGTCAGCAGTATATCAGTGCACAGAACAAAAGAATAAAAACCGCCACCCGCACCAGCCGTGGAGACCAGTTTGCCGAAGGCTGGGTGCTGGCCGTTATCAGTGAAATACAGTCCTTTGCCCTGACCGATGATGAGCGTGAACTGATGCAGCAGTGGCTGGAACATAAATACCCGCAGACGCAAACCACCAGGGCGCGTAAACCGGGAAGAAGCCGCAATGGCGACGCCTCGCGCTATGCGGGGTTTCGTGAAGGGCAGAACGTCAGACTGCACCGCCCGGTCAGTGGGCAGGAACAACAGAAACTGGAGGCCAGATGATTACGCTATCAGGTAAAAGCCGGAAATTAAAAGCCTGCCGAATATCTGCCAGATACCTTTTTGCCCGCGCCTTTTTTAAGAACGTCAGGCCGGGGATCACAATTGGTGTTATTGCCGGACGCGAACAGGTTGAAAAATACATGTCAGGTGCATGGTGGAATAACGACCCTGTCATTGCTGCCCGTAATATTCATATCGAATGGGGAGGTATTCAGAATGACTACTGAAACCATTGTCTGTTTTCTTTTCTGGTATATGTACGCAGGATCATGCAGCGCAAGACTTCATCGTTCCCTGGGCTATGGCAGGCACTACGACACCGCGCATTACATCCTGTACATGACCGCCGTCATGTTGTTCTGGCCAGTCACCCTGCCAGCTGCAACCGACATTGTTGCCGACAGACTGAAAAAAAGGAGATGATATGCAGAAAAAACGCCTGATACAGCTTATCCATATTGCCCGTAATGAACTGGGTATGGATGAAGACACCTACCGCCAGATGTTACAGGGGCTGACCGGTAAAGCCTCAACCAAAGGAATGGATACCACACAACTAAACTGCGTGCTGGAATCCATGAAAAAGAAAGGCTTTCGCGTTAAACCAGCCAGAAAAGCCAGCTCCGGTTTACCGCTTGATAACCATCCGCAGTCCAGGAAAATTCGTGCGCTATGGCTTGAAATGGCTGCTGCCGGCATTGTTCGTGACCGTTCAGAAAATGCATTAGCGAGGTGGATCAAGCGGGAAACGGGCATCAGCGCCCTGCGCTGGCTCAGTACTGAACAGGCAAGCAGTGTTATTGAGAAACTGAAGAAGTGGCAGCGCAGAGCTGCGGGAGTCAAACATGAGCGACCTGAATCAGTTTCGAAGTAAGGGGCCGGAACTCCTGGTGGAACTGGCACAGCATACCTCTGAGACCGTTCGCGAGATTATTGATATTGAGCCCGAAGTTGCCGACCAGATTGGTCAGGCCGTCGCGAACCGAATGATGCAGGTCTGGGGCGGGCAAAACGTTTATTTCCCGATGGGCATGGTATGGAAGGTCAGTCAGCGCGACCGGGAAATCTTCAGGGAGTTTAACGGACGCAACCACCACGAACTGGCCCGCAAATTTGGTGTTTCGCTTCAGTGGGTCTACAGCGTGGTTAAGCGGGTAAGAAAAGAAGAACTGGATCGGATGCAGGGCAAGCTATTTGCTGATGAACCCGATGCAGATACGGAGAAAAAAGAGTAA